GCTCTGTTTTGGCGATAAAAGTAGAAGAGTAAGCGTCAAAAGCGCGCAGCATATAATCACTAGCAGGCATTTTACCCTTGCTAGCTCCTGCTCTTGTTTTGCGCTCTTTGGTACCGTGCTCATAAATGTATGCGTGGTATCCTCTGTATCCACCGTAAACTCGCGCTCCTATCAATCTAACAGCACTAAATTTATACTTAGCATTTTTATTAATAAACCCAACAGAGCGGCTTAGGTTTCCCGTGTCGTCCTGTATGTTTTGTTTTGCCAAAGTTATAAACTGCTCAGAGTTGCGCTCAATAACCCCGCCCACAATTTGGGGGCTTAGACCGAGGCTCTTAATGCCTTTTACCGCATTTGCTAACTCTGTGCTAAATTTAGTCATTGTAAAAAGTTATTTGCGTATGCAATTTACTATACATTCGGCGCTCTACTTGGCTCACCGCTATAATGTTGTATTTGTTACCTCTCCATACTATTCTATCGGTAACGCTAAAGCTAGAATTATAACGGCAAGTAAAAGAAACAATTTGCTTATTTTCAACTCTATCCGCATTTACTTGCTCGCTTCCAGTTTCCTGCTCTTGAACTCTTGCCCATACACTAGCATACTCGCTCCAGCTTGGCAATTTTTCGCCCGTATTGGTGTCGATAGTTTCTGTGTAGTTTTGGACGCTTATTAATTCATCCATTAGGCCCGCGTTCATATCGTTATAGCAATTTTATAAGGGTCTAGTAAATAGGTATACCCAAAATTAAGCGGAGTATTTGAAACGCCCACAGTTATAGCCATACGATTATCGTAATACTGCCCAACTAACAATAAAGCAGCGTGCTTAATCGACATAGGAAAAATAGTATCTGGATCTACCGAAGTAGTGCCTACTGGATTAAATCCCTCAATAACCTCAACTTGGTATTTTATTAAATCGTCAGTTACTGAAACTGGCGCAGAGTTTATAAATACATTTCGCGAATAGGTTGCCAGTAAATTAGTGCTAGCGGTATCTATCCAGTCGCTCGCGCTAAAAGCAGTAAGCGTTTGGCTATCATTCATATAATAAACCTCCTCAACACTTAAAACGCGGCTATTTACGCGCAGATAATTGCCCGAAGGTATGGTAAGCCCATTTACGGGGTTAACGAGCGCTGGCTGGCCTGTAAATCCGTCGTAGCCATAGCGCGCAGTGGCTTTGCGTACAGAATAACCCAAATAACTGCTGCAAGACTCGATAGCCATAGCAATTAAGCCGCTAATATACGAATCATCGCTAGAACTGGTAACGCGTAAATGCTGCTTTGCCTCGGCTAAAGTTATATAGTCGGTTGCTGCATTTGCGTATGATATGTAACGGCGTGCCCTAAACATTACTCTGCATCTAAAGCGGTCTCTGGATTAACTGGCTTTTTTTTGCTAGTCTTTACGATTTTTGGGGCTTCAACCTCAACGGCAAGCTGCGCCTCAATTAAAAGGCTAGCCTGTTTATCTTCAATTTCTACAACGTCGCCCGCATTATATGCAAGGTTAAAGCGTCCTGTTGGATTATCAATAAATTCTACTAACATTTGGCCCGAGGGGGATACAATCAAGATCCCCCGCAGCACTTGGAACTTTAGAGCCCCCAAGCGGGCAGGTTATTAGGCTACGATATCTTTGATAGCAGCAAACGCAGTAGGCTGCAACAAATTTACGTCCAAATAAGAGTTAAGGATTACGTTAGTTAAACCACCTTTAGCACCGCTATAAGGGTCAACTGTCAACTCCATACCACCCCAAGAAGCAATAGCCATCTTTGTAAAGTCTCCGTAAATCAAAGCAGACAAAGTGCTAGAGCTACCTTTAGACAAGTTGCTAGGTACATTAGTAGACCAAGCGAAAGGATAGCCGTTCAATTCGTTAGTGGCAGAAGGCAAAATAAAATTACCTTCAACACCTGAAGATTGACGCGCAGTCAACTGCAAAGCAGCTTTAACTTTAGGGTTAGTAATGTAAGCGTTACCTTGAGCGTTCGCAACGTCTACCAACTTATCCAAGTTTACCACGTCAGCCCAAACAGCAGCAGCGCCGTTAGCGTTAGTAGAGTTAGAAGCAGCATTTCCAGCGTAAGCGATATTAATGTTAGAATTACCCAAAATACCTACTGGCTCATTAGATCCACCACCTTTAATAGCAGCTTTCTCCAATTCCAAAGCCATAGCGTTCAACAAAAACTCACGTACATAAGTATCAATTGAGTTAGAAGATTGAAGCATCAACTGGTTAGAAACTGCGATAAAAGCAGCCAAACGCTTAGGAGAGAAAGTAACTTTACCAAAAGCAGGACTCTTTTCAGTAGCAGTACCGTTTTCAGTATTCCATCCAGCAGCAGGCAAAGTGCTAGCAGTTGGCATATCTAAGTTACCTACCAATCCGCTCAATTTTTGAACGCCCAAGCCATTCAACACCATTTTAGGCATCAAAACGTCGATAATCCCACCTACTGAAGTTTGGATATTTACACCACCTTCAGAGCCAGAAGTTCCACCTGTTGCAGTCATAGAACGAGTGAACACTTCAGAAGGGATAAGCAAAGAGTGAGCAGCAACGCTTACACCGCTACGCTGAAATTCAGCAGCAGCGACAGCAGACATTTCGCCTTCTACGCCTTCTTTACGTCCGCTAGTAGCCATTTGCATAGCCTTACGGAAGCTGTAAGCATCAGCCATTTTGCCTTTTTCAATTTCTTCGCTTTTGCTAGCAGAACTTCCAGCAGCCTGAACAGCCAAGTTTTGCAAACGCTCCAAAGTTTCTACTTCGTCTTTAATAGCGCTCAAACGAGCTTCGATTTCAGTTAAGCGGGTTTTTTCAGTGTCCGCCATAGAACGGCTTTCTTTTTCCAAAGTGCCTTGCAAGGTAGACAATTCGCCTAGCAAACGTCCACGCTCTTCTTTTAATGCTTTAATTTTATTCATTTTTTTTGGTTTTTTTAATAGTTTTTATATCTGGCAAGCGCTAAAGCAATTACATCGGCAGAGGCTTTACTCTCTTCTGCTGCAATTAACTCGCGCTCATATTTTGCCGTCTCTAGATCCCTTGCGCTTACGCTTGTATCTGAATAAGCAGGATAAGTAACAGGGCTCACGTCGTAAAGGTTTTTGATTTGTGTAATTTCACGCTTACCCATTGGGCCGTATTTGGAAGATTCAACCCAACGGCTGCCACCTTCTGCAATCGTAAAAGCAAAGCTAGACTGGCTAACATCACCGCGCATAATTGAACGAACCCAACTAACGTGCGTAGGATTTTGGTAGTCAGGAGTAAAAGTATAACCCAAAGCGCCGTCTGCTTTAACAAATATCTTAGCGGTTCCTGCCTTTGTGCGGCCCAGTACAATATTAGGATCGTGGTTCCCCAATACTCGCACGTCATCTTCTAGCGCTCCATCAAAAGCGCCGTCCAAAATTACCTCTTCAGCAAATCCCAAATCAGTTACGCTATTAATAATAGCAGCAACGCCAGTAATTTCAGTAGGCATATTATCGCCTTCCGCTCTGGCTTCAATGGTGCCAATAAAGGCGCGTCTTTCTGGTGTCATTAGTTTACAGTTTGGTTATTAGTTCCGGTAGGGTTGTTGTTTTTGTCGGCGGTGCTCATAAGTTGCTCAATTTTAGCGTCCATATAAGCATCTATTTTAGAAGCAGGGATAAGGTTAGACTCGATAAGGTACTCATCGCCTCCAGTGAACGGGTTAGCGTCTTCTAAATCGCGCGCCTCGTTTCTATTCAACCACCCGCCGCGGATACCCTTATTATAGTAGTCTGCTCTGTCATTTGCAGAAGCCCGCAGCAATGAGTTAAAGTTGAATTTAAAATAGTGGCTTGCTTTATCGGCTTCTGTAAGCAATTTCCGCGCTAACTCCTGCTCTATGTTAATTGCGTAAGACATTAGAGTACGAGCGTAAAAATCCTGATACTCTTGCTCAACAGAGGATTTAATCCCGTCTTTAGCTCCAATCATTGAAGCAGGAACGCCAAAAATACGGGCAATTTCCTCAGCGTCAAACTTGCGCGTTTCAAGATATTTGGCCTCATCTGGGCTCAAACTCAAGCGCTCCATTTTAATACCATTAGGTAACACAGTAGAGCGGCTAGCGCCGTCTATAACGTCATCTAACGACTGCTTTAGGGGTGCCGCTTGTTCTGGCTTTATTTGTTGTTCAGAAGTTAGAAGAAACTTAAGCACCCCGTTTTTATATACTCCAGCATTCCCAGAGATAGCGGCTAAATCAATACCTAAAGTTTCAGCGTGTAAGGTAATTGGAGAGACTCCGATTAACGGATTATCCAAACAAAGCCCTTTAAAATGCAGCATATCCGTAGCGGGTATTACGCTCGGGTATCCTTTGGCTGAAATTTTGTAAAATAGTTGCCCATCTGCCAAAACTGGCGTAACATAATCTGGGCTTATTGGATGCAGGCTAGTACCCAAGTAATTAGCGTCTCGATTAATAAAGGCATAAGCGTTACCGCGCAGAGCCAAAGCCCCAACCATAAAAACGGTAAAATCGTACTTAGTTTGATACGGGTTTGGCTCATTTATTAGTACAGTTGCGTAATTAGAAAAAACTTGCTCTTTCCCATTTGC